CGTGGGCACCGCCTGGCGAAGTGCCGGCTCCACTGCCGATGGTCGTCCCACCGATCTTTGTGCAGCCGATCATGCGCATGCAGATCGTCGACGGAGTCGCGCAAGAAGTGCCGTTCATCGTCCCGCTGATCGACGACATGGTCCGCCAGAGCGAGGCCGAACGCCAAGAAGCGGAACGCTTTCTGCGCATGCAGGAACAAGAAGAGATCGAAGCTCAGATGGCCATTGACGAATGGATGGGCATGTTTTAAGTAAATGGAAGATTTGTGACAATCGGAAGATTTGTGACAATCCTCAAACGTCGAGGAAGCGCGTGCGGAACGCAAGAGTGCCCTGAGGCGCAGTGGTGCCAGCGACGTTGCTGCCGACGGTGATGAGGTAGAGAGCACCTTGCTCGATGTCGCCGATCGCGCCAGTGCCCGCCGCCTTGTAGGCCACCGGAAGGTCCTTGAGCGACAGCCACATCGCCATGTCGCGGATCTCGCCACCAGTCGCCGGAGTCGTCGAGTTGCCAGTGTGGCAGAAGTCCACGCGCTTCAGGATCTGGAAACGTCCAGAGTTCGCGTCGTTGTTGAACGCAGTCGAGTCGGCCGAGACGAGAACATCGCTGATCGCCGGCAGCGAGCCGGTCGGACGACGGTCGTACACGATGACCAAGGCACAGTCGGCCACGGTAGTGGTCGTGCCCGAGATGGACTGGCCGCGCACCTGCAGGCTCTTGAGAACGATCTTCTTGCCAACACGTTGGTTCACGGAGGCACCCTGGGCAATCGTCGCGATGAGCGCGATCGAGCCCGTCGTCGAGAAGTTGTAGCCCGTAGCGGCCAAGTCGACGAAACCAGTCTCAGGCGAAGACACACCGCGACGGTTCATCATCATGCGGTTGTAGCGCGAGGAGCCACGCACTGGAAGTGCCGCACGGTACGTCAAGAGACGACCACCGACCATGCGGGCGGACTTGTTGTAGCCCTGAGGGCGACCAGAGTAGGAACGCTTGCCATAAGCAGACATTGTTGAGAGTTAAAAGGTTTTTCGCGAAGCGAAAAACGGTTGGGGGGGCTCAAAAAACCTGGTTCCCAGGTTTTTATTATTACCCCCCCAACCTTGGAACCGGGCACCGGTTCCAAGTGCGAGCGAAGCGAGCACGGCCGCGAAGCGGCCGCGTTTATATAGACATATATAAACATATCCATCATGTATATACCATATACCATGCGTGACGGAAGATTTGTGACATTGTCACAAATCTTCCAACCATGACCAGCTATGGTCAGACGCCGCGTGGAGCGGCCAACTACAAAACCTATCATGAGATGGCGCTGGCTGGCTTGCCAGAACGCGCCTTCCGAGAGGCGTTCGACCCGAACGAGCTCGAGCTCATCCAAGAAATCGCTGTGAAGCGATACTGGGCGCACGTGCGTGACTTGCTCCGCCGTGTGCCCGTCTTCCAACGCAAACTCGAGTTCCTCGAGGGGTTCATGGAGCGACCGGTCGAAGAGATCCTCGAGAGCATCATGACCGTCAACTTCCCGCAAGTGACGATTGCTGTGACACAGCGAAACCACAACATGCTCCGCGAGTGGATCAACGAGCTCTACCTGCACGCGACAGATCAGCTGGAGCAGCCGCCCGTGCCGGCCAACCGACGCACGTCGAAGACGCCTGCGCGAGTGCAGCCCGTGCGCAACTACTTCGACGAGAGCATCCCAGATCGATCGTTCGAGCGACTCGGGCAGTACCACGAGTTCAAACAAGGACTACAGCGTCGATTCGACCGTATTTACAAGAGAACGCGCGAGCGCACGCCGCCGCTTTACCCGCACACTGCGGATCCCGACGAGTTCGATGAAATGACGCGGGATTACCGCACAGAAGAGCAGTGGGCGTTGAACGACGTCGTCAACGCGGAAGCGGCGGAGCTTCAGCGTCTGAAGCGCGCGTACCCTGAGGTACAGTCAGTGTATCCTCCGGAGGAGTAGCCTCCTTGCGCAAGCAGCAGCAGAAGTAGCAGCGAATGTGATGAAGAACCAAGTTAAAACGAAAGTTCATTGTTAACCAGGAGTGTCTTGATTGTTGCCAGACCAGTCGCCGTCGTAACCGGCGAACCAGTTCAGCACTCGTCGAACTGGATCTTGCGCTTGAGCAGGCGCTTGACGCCCTTCTTCGGCTGGAGCACCTCGACACCTGAAGACTCAGGGTCAGAGTGGTGGTCAGGCACCACGAAACCATCGATCTCGTACGCTTCAGCCGACGACGGATTGTCGTTGTACATCTCGTCCTCGCGCAGCTTGGAGCTGAGGACGGTGACCTTGGCACGACGCTGCTCGTGCGTCTCTTCTTCTTCGTAAGAGCCCGAGCTCTCATCGGCCGTGAGGTCGAGCACCTTGGATGACTCGGGGACAAACTGATTGTCCTCGTCGTCGCTGGCCACCGCGTGGATGATAGCAGCGACGAACTTGTCGTTGACGACCTTCTCGTTGGAGAGCTGACGACCCATCTTGATGATGTCGAGAACAGGGCAGTCGTTGTGGCGAGCGATGTCGAGCAACACGAACATGTGTTCGTGCGAGTGGTTCTTGGCGACCTCAGAGTCGCGGCACAGTTGCTGCCACATGCGAACGTCTTCGCTTGTGAAGCCATCGCGGATGGCTTGCTCGAGGAACTGGACCTTGGTAGTAGACGGAGTAGCAGATGATTTAGACATAGTTGTTGAAACTTTTTGCGTGAAAAAGCAAGAAAAAAAAAATCCTTTTATAGAAAAACCATCTGAACGAAAATCTGCCCACAGCTGACCTTGAAAAAGTTCCATCTGAACGAAAAGTTCACTTTTTCATAGCGAAATGTTTCCAAGGAAAACATTGCAACAAACCTCATCAGATATGAGTCGCCAGGTGCCAATGAAGTATTGGATGTGCACCCAGAACAACCCGACGGAAGACGACGTGCCGCCGAACGTCTGGCCAGACGTTGAGTATGCCATTTGGCAGCACGAACGTGGAGAGAACGGAACTGAACACCTTCAGATCTACGTTGTCTTCGTCGGCAAGAAACGTCTCGACTGGATCATCGAGAACTGTACTGGTGTCGGGCGTGGTCACTGGGAGCCACGCAACGGCACCCACGAGCAAGCAAAGGCCTACTGCAGCAAGCTCGAGTCACGCATGACCGGACCCCACCAGTACGGTCCGTGGGAGCATGGCAGCGATGCCAATGTGCCCACCAAGAAAGGCGAACGCACGGATCTCAAACGTGTGTTCGAGAAGCTCTCGTCGGGCTCCAAGGAGGTCGACATCATGATGGATCCGGACTTGTTTCCGGTGTGGGCGCGGTACTACCGCGCCATCGAGCGCTTCGAGCTCATGAGTGAGGTGAAGCGCAACTGGATCACGTTCACCCAAGTGTACTGGGGCACCAGCGGCTGCGGCAAGACGCGCCGTGCCCACTACGAGGCGAGTCTCAAGGCCGACGGCACCGTCGGCGAGCCGTACTACGTGCTCCGCAAGCCGGCCGGCAACGCCGTCTACTGGGACGGCTACAAGGGCGAGAAGCACATCATCATCGACGAGTTCTACGGCTGGATCCCGCGCACCATGATGCAGGTCCTGTGCGACCGTTACCCCGCCATCATCGACACCAAGGGCGGCGCGCGCAACTTCCTCGCCACGAAGATCTGGATCACGTCGAATGAGGCCCCCGACCAATGGTGGCCGCGTGCAGGCATCGGCGCCATGGCGCGCCGTCTCGAAGGACAACATGGAAACGTCGTCCACATGACCGAGCCGTGGGCACCGCCTGGCGAAGTGCCGGCTCCACTGCCGATGGTCGTCCCACCGATCTTTGTGCAGCCGATCATGCGCATGCAGATCGTCGACGGAGTCGCGCAAGAAGTGCCGTTCATCGT